CGGCGCTGAAGGAGATCGAACCGGAGGACATCAGCGATCAGATACTGGATGAGGAATGGGGTATGTGATGGGGTATATGATGACGATAACGGATTTGGGGAACGGATTGAACGGATTGAGAGGATCGATTCGATGAAATACGATAGGACAAAATGATGAAGAGAAAAACCTCTACCCCCACCTGTGGCCATTTTGCCCATAATCGGGCTTTTTGCCTATATATGGTGGAAAAAGGAACCCACAGGAAGCCCACCACACGTTTTGTTTTGCCTATGGGTATGTTTATACCCCTCAAAAGGAAGGACAAAAACGATTTTAACCCCATATATGGCCATAAGTGGCGCTTACCCCCCACATATGGTGGTTTAGGGTTTAAAAGGTCTAAAAAAGACCTGTTTTTTGTATAGCGAAACGCTACATAGTCGGGCCCAGAAGCCTTCCTACGAGCTCGTTTTTAGATGAATTGGATGGATTTGAATAATGGATATCACAAGGCGATAAAAATCCTTGTTTGGGATAGGATCGAACGGATGAAATATCTGGATGATGGGTTACTTTTTGTGGGTTGTGGGCTGATTTTGTATGGCACCTGGCAGGTTAATCCGGTGGCCACCTGGTTTGTGGGCGGCGGGATGTGTATCGTGATTGGGATATTGATCGGAATAGGGAGCAGAAAACTATGATCATTGGTAACTTATTACATGGAATCATTAAAAATGGGGTCGCGCCGACCACCTGGATTGTGCCAGAGATGATCGATAACCTGGAATATCCAACGATATCTGGCCAGAACGTAACGGTCGAAAACAGCAAAAACGTAGCAACCGCATATCGCTGTATAAACATTTTGAGCGACGACCTGGCGAAAATGCCGCTACAAACGTTCGTCAGCCGTTTGCCGGGACAAATCGATCGAGTGAGGCCGAACAACCGGCCGACTAATATCGCTTGGCTGTTGGAGATCTCACCAAACCGCTGGATGACGCCGTTCGTGCATAAAAGAACCATCATGCAATGGTTGATTTGCTGGGGAAACGCCTACGTATGGAAACCTCCGCGCCTGGTCGGGCAACGTGAGGAGCTTTTTATACTCAATGCTAATACGACCAGGCCCCTTTTTGATATTAATACCGGCGAGATCTGGTATCAGACTATCTTCGCCAGGGGGGATTCAAAATATCTCCCCCATAACGAGGTAATGCATTTATTAATCAATTCGATAGATGGGATCAACGGCCGATCGGTGATTACCTATGCACGCGAAACGCTGGGGCGGCAGATGGGCGCCTACGAGACTCAAGGCCGGTTTTACGCCCAGGGAATGAATCCATCCGGTGTGATGTACATGAAGGGCGATTTGAACGAGGAAGCGAGAAAAAAAGTACGCAATACGTTCCAAGAAGCCTTAGGCGGTACTACGAACGCCTATGGATTGGCGGTCCTGGACGAAAAAGTGGCTAAATTCGAGCCGATAACGATGAAGATGGTGGACGTACAATTCTTAGAATCCCTAAAGGAAAACGACCTAGAGATCGCCAATTTTTTCGGCATGCCGCCCTATAAATTAGGTCAAGGCAAACAATCCTATGAATCCAACGAGCAGCAGAACCTGGATTATCTATCCACCACATTGGATCCGTACCTGGTGCAGTTCGAGCAAGCCGCCATGCTGCAATGGCTGAGTGAGGAAGAACAAAATTATGTTTATTTCCGATTTAATCGGGATGTGTTATTGAGGACAGACGCCAAAACGCGAGGTGAATATCTGGAGAAGAAAATTTTGAGCGCACAAATGTCGCCGAACGAGGCGCGACTGATCGAAGATGTGAGTGCTTACGAGGGCGGGGATAATCGTTATATCCCCATGAATATGCAGGTAGTAGGAGGTAAACATGCCTGAAGTTGGAAGAAAAGCTGAAAAAGGTAAAGAACACACGCAGTCGGTTGTTTTTGAAAAAGAGGCCGGATGGACTAAGGCCAGCTCGAGGAAATGGATAAAAGACCACGATTATTACGACGACGGTCTCGATGAAACAGAGACACAATGGCGCTGGCGACAATATGACCCGGACGACAGCGAATTCGATTATCGCACCCAGGTCATCGAAAAAGATTCGGTCTCATTGATACTGGGGATCCCCAAGGACCAGGCGAGCGACGAGGAGGCGAAGGATACTGGGGAGGGCGGATCACAGACCTCGAGAGCGCATCGTGATGCGCCCCTACAACAACCCACACTAAAGGGAGGGGAAAAAAGAACACCGATACGCTGCTTCGAAGGCAACGCCAAGCCGCACGAGCCATTCTGGAGCTTCAAAAACGTCATCAACGGCGAGGGAGACGAAGAAACCACGATGGAACTGTATGGATTTATCTCGGAATACTCCTGGTTCGAAGACGATATCACGCCGAAGATGTTCCGGGATGACCTATATAAGTACGGCAATGGGCGACCGGTCCTGATCAAGCTCAACTCCTATGGCGGCGACGTGTTTGCGGCATCGATGATGCGGGCGATCATCCTGGATTATCCCGGATACGTGACGGTGCGGGTGGATGGCATCGCAGCCAGCGCCGCCACCATCGTAGCGTTATCCGGCAAACGGCTGCTCATGCAAGAATCAGCTTACATGATGATCCACGACCCAATGGTCAGTTTCTTTTTAGCCTGCCTGGACATCGACGATCTATACGGCTTGCTGAACGAGCTGGAAACGATCAAAGACGGCATCCTGGATTCTTATGTGCACAAAACCGGCTTGAGCAAAACGCGCCTGGGGCACATGATGAGCGACGAGACCTGGATGACGGCGCACCAGGCGTTTGATCTAAAATTTGCGGACGAGGTCATCAGCGCGCCGGGTGTTCCCGTCAGCAATCAGGCAGCTTACGTCAACGTGCTGAGAAACTATGCGCACGTACCGGAGGGGTTGTTGAAAATGGCAGAGAAACCAATAGAAAAACCGATCGATGTCGAGTATCAGCGTGAGGTAGAGCGCCTGCGCTGTGAAGCGAAAATCTTAGTCTAAAAGAAAGGAAGGTAAAAATGTCTCTGAAAAAGTTTTACGACGCCACAAACGTGGCCGAGGCGCAGGTGCAAAACATAGCGTCTCAAATAAACGACCTGTTCGAACTGGGCAAAACCGACGAGGCTCTAGCGTTGCGCCCGCAGCTCGACCAGGCCCGGACTGATGCGCACGAAGCGCACCGGCTTTATATCTCCATGCAGGCAGCCAGCCTGCCGCAGGAGGGCAGCGACCCGGCGCGGATGATGGTGCCAAGCATCGAGAACGTGCGGGTTACACTGGACGAAGGCGACCAGAAATTCGAGGACATAGGGAAATTCTTCATGGCCGTGAAAAATGCAGCGCTGTATCCCGGACGAACGGATCCACGCTTGAAGGGACTATGGGTGCGGGATGCTGCTACGGGGATGAGCGAGAGTGTGCCGGCCGATGGCGGCTATTTGCTGCCACAAGAGGGAAACGCGACGATCTTGGAGAGGATGTACGCCATCGGCGAAATCCTGCGGCGAGTGGCGAGGGACCCGGTAAGCGGCAACAGCATGACTTACAACGCGGTCGATGAAAGCAGCCGGATAGCCGGTTCGAGGTGGGGCGGGGTGCGCGGGTACTGGATAGCCGAAGCGGATACGATTACCGCCAGCAAGCCAAAGTTCCGCCAGATCGAACTCAAGCTCAAAAAAGTGGCGGCGCTATGCTATGCTACCGACGAACAGTTGGAGGACATCACCAATCTGGCATCGTGGCTCAGTCGCACAGTTCCCGAGGAATTGCGTTTTCAGGTCGAGGACGCGATCATCGAGGGCGATGGGTTGGGAAAACCCCTGGGCATCATGAACAGCCCGTGCCTGGTTACCGTGACGCGTGACACCGCTACCTTTATCAAGGCCGCAGACGTAATGAATATGTGGGCGAGGCGCTGGATCGGGGTGAAAGATTACGTATGGCTGGTGTCGCCGGACGCGGAAGCACAGCTGCCACAGATGGTAATCGGCAATATGCCGGTTTATTTGCCGCCGGGTGGTTTTACCGGCGCTCTATATGGGACAATGTTAGGTTGTGAGGTGATCCCGGTCGAGTATTGTCAGCCGTTGAACACATCGGGCGACATCATGCTGGCGAGTCTAAGCCAATACCAGACTATCGACAAGGGTGGTGCGGGTATAGCAAGCGCAAGCTCGATTCACGTGGCGTTCGTCACAGATGAAACCGCTTTCCGCTTCACCTACCGGATTGACGGGGAGCCGACCTGGGATAGCGACCTGACTCCATTGCATGGCTCATCTACGGTCAGCCCGTTCGTGGTGTTAGGCAGCGCTTCGGCATAACTGCCGGAATGAGTAAAAAGTTTTTTAAATAAAAAGGAGTGTGAAAAATGAGCAACCCTTTTGTTGAGTACGATAACATTGTGCCACTGCTGGCGCCGCAAGACATCACGACAACGGCAACCGCCAGTAGCTACATGGATCTGAGATACGCCCACCGGGCGGCATTTCTGATCGTCTTTGGGAACGTGCACGGAAGCACGAGCACCGACCGTGAGGTTGTAACCGTACAGGGAGCAACCGACCCGGCCGGGACAGAGGCAGCAATTGCCTTCAACTACCGCCTATCCGGGGCCCTGGGGACCAATACCTGGGGCGCGATCACGGCGGCTGAAGCCGCGGTCGGTGTGAGCATCAATCCGGGAACGGACGACAATAAGCTGCTGTGGATCGAGATCGATCCCGCCGACCTGGCAGCCAACGATTATCGTTATGTGCGCGTGTTGCTGACGGATACGCCAGACATGGACAATTGCCTGGTGGCCGTGCTGGGTCTCACCCAACCGCGCTATAAGTCGTCAACTCACAAATCTGTAACAGCGTCGGCCTCGGCATGACGATAGACCGCCCATTGGCAATAGTGGGCAGCAATCCCAGGGGGCGCGAACTCGTCCCCTGGGACGACCAAAAAGCGGAAATCTGGCTGTTTAA